TTCTGAGCACCCAACTCAGTTCCATAAAAAATTGTAGGCGTCAGTTTTCCAGAAAGGGATGTTCCAATGTCTGCTGTAGAGAATACTTGGATGTACTGACCACTGCGAACGTTCTCAGGTGTAAACGCTAAAGCAATCTGACTATCATTGATTCTCTTGACAATGTATGACTCACCTTGGGAAAGGTTAGTCAGTTCTGTACCAAGAACGTTTTCATAAACAACCTGATCCCCATCAGATAGATTATGATCAGTAATATCGATTAGATTGGTAGCACTAGCAGGAGTGAAGAAGTTGCGAATTCTTTTAGATGGAGAAATACTCCAATGAGGAATACTGTTTGATGCAACAAAAACACTACTGTGTGGATCAGAATAAGTATTTTGAACGTCGGCAATAACCTGTTGGTTGATCTTTAGATTACGACGGATTTTATATAAAGTTTGGGGAGTAAGAGTTGAACAAGCAACTGTAATAGTATCGGCACTAATATTGGCAGTAATCGTGCCGGGAATTACGTTGTTATCAAGATCGATGATCTCAATGGAGTCATTAGCAAACAATACATGATCACTATCAAGTTTGATGTTATAATTATTAGCGCCATTTGAAATAAATTCTAAAACACCGTAAGATACAGCGGTATTGTAAATCCAACTAGACCAACGACGATCATCTTGCTCTACCCCTAGAGTCTTGATATTGATGTCACTACCTTGCTGCTGGTTGACTGCTTCTCCATTGAAAGTACTAAGTGACCCAACAATCTCCAGTTCTACTGGGAAGTTCAGGTCTCCATTCTCATAAGACTTTGCATTGATTCCTTGAGTTGCTGCTGAACCAATAGGAATTACAGAAGCAGTAGGTAAATCTAGATCAAATTTAGTATAACTCTTGCTTGAGTAGTATAAATTTTGGTCATCTATGTTGACAAAACCAGTAGTGCCAAAACCAACGGTGGAATCGACAAAAAGGGAAACAGCGCCAAGTGGTGCTTGAATAGTTGTAAAGGTCTTATTTTTCTGTTTGAATTCCCCAAAAGTGGTGTTTTCAGAAATAGCAATGCTGTAATATGTTGAGAGACCAACAATAACAGACTCGACATTATAGATGGATCCTTCAGTCTTAGTAGGAGAAGTGTCTTGTTCTAATGATTCTCCTGAAATTTTTAGAGCATCACCACTAATACCTTTTGCAATGATGACATCATTGACGACATAATCCGCCGAAGACGGACGAATCATAAATTTGGCGGGTTGAATCATCTCAACCTTTTCACCATACAAAGCACCAAACAGAATTTTGAATGCTTCTTCTGTTCCTTTGGAACGATAAAAATCTTTTGCTTGACGGATAAAGTTGCTTTGATCAACTCTACCGTGCAGAGGACGTTCTGAGAAACCAGGTAGAACCTGCTTTTTCAATTTCTTCAGAAACTGAGTTAGAAAAACATTACTAAGATTTTCTACTCTTGCACCAGTGTCATGAGTGCCTACACCACTGACACTAAAGGTCAGATACTCAGGTTGGTTGGTTTTGATATTGTTTTCAATACCACTAAATCCTCTGGTGCAACCAGTGAATGAATTTGTGGTGATACCAGTATATGTAATAATCTCATCATTGATCTTCAGAAGACCATATCTCTGAGGCCAACCTTTTGTTGACAAAACCTCAATAGTTTTTTGAGCACCATCACGATAAGAAGTGGTGGATGTAAAACCAATCAGGTTTTCATTGTTTAGGAAATCAAGACCCTTGTACTCAACAAGGTTTTCGGCAATATCAATCGATCCCCCTTGGAATTCTTGGGAGATATAATATTGCTTTAGAAACTCTCCAAAATCAGGATTCTCAGCATCTATAGACGCAGGAATTTGACTTTGAACAACCTCGTGAATTTTTACTCGGCTAAGAGAGGTCTCTATCATTTATTCCGATACTATTTCTAGTTAGATGCACCAGTGCTAGTTATAACAGTTCCACGGACCTTCTTATCAGCGAAGTAACTGGACTGTGGAGTAAATTGGGATCCAGAAGTATTTGCACCGGTTGCAATACTATCCCTTCTCATGTAGAAGTTGCTCTTAGAAATAGCAAACTGTAGATACAGTTCGTTCTTTGCAAGAACATCATTTGATTGAGGAATCGCCTCAACCTCAATAGTGTTGTCACCCACAAGAGTGGAAGTAATATTGATTGTATCAAGAACAATCTCACCCTTAGCATAATCAATTCGACCAAGATTCTTGGAGATAACTTTGATGCTATCATCCTGAAGAATTTGGAACATAAAGATAGTGCCTTTGTTATCAGTCACCTTTTGGTCACTAAAGTAACAAGTTCCTACAACACCAGACACAGTAAATCCGGTAGAGCGGATGTTATACTGAGAATCCGGAGCATACATGGTATTGAGATAACAAATCTCATACTGAGCAAACTGATTGAGTTTAGCAATCAGGTCCCTTCTCATTCTCACAAGGGTGATATTTGAAGTGACAGAAGTATCAACATTGTCAATCGTAGATAGAATCTTACTATACTTGAATCTGCCACCGAATTGGTTGAGTTCTTTGCCAGACCCAAAAGTAGAAAGAGCTTTGATAACATTAGTTTTTAGATTGTCAATATCTCCAACAAAGTTGGAGTTGTAATAAATGTAAGAATCAATTTCGACGAACAAAAATTTGAGGTCAATAAAGGTAGGAACAATTCCAGCAATGGAATAACTCTTCAATTCATTCAAAAGATTTTTCTTAGTCAGATTTGACAGAAAAGAACCATTTTTAGGTTTGGCAGCAATATAGACCCGACCAAACTGTGGAGGATCTAACTCCTCACCACCATAAGCACTAACAGATTCAATGTTAGGGAAGATTGATGGAAGGATCGCTTCATAGTCATTCGCCGTCACTGCCCTGTATTGGGACGCATAGAGACGGGGAGCGTAATACTTGACACTCTCTAGTGGTTCAATGCTATCGCCGTTCTGAGACGGTTCTAGGGCGAGTAGAACAGCATTGAATCCAGACTCGGTAGCACCATCTTGATCTTTGAATGTTCCCGCAAAATTGAACTGCTTGACACCATTACCTGCCTTACCATTAGTCTTGATATAACCAATTTCAATGATATTGCCGGAAGACAGTTTCTTACCAAATATACCATCACCAAACAAGACCTCATATTTCTCGTCAGAGGTCTCTTGGATCAAATAAATGTTGGATGTGGAGGTTATACCAATAATGTTATCAACTAAGTTGTAATCTGTTGTAGTATTGTCAGAAGAATTATTTTTGATCTTGACTTTGATTGTAGAAGTATCTACATTGTTATTAGGAATCACAAACCTTTGATTAGGTTGTGATTGATCTACAACAAACGTATTTTTGATATATTGTCCCTGATAGATCTCAATGTTTGCCCCACCTTCAGAGTCGGTAACTGGGAAAGTAATTTCCTCGGGGATTGAGAACAAGAAACTTGAGTCATTAGAAGAACCGTTAGCAACGATTCCTGCTTGAATACTTACAGTCTCAGTATTAGAGTCTAGATTAGAAACGTCAATAGCAACCAGAGCACGTGCTGCTCTAGATGAACGAGGAACATATCCAATATTACGTGCCAGAGATACAACGTTCTCCCTCAACGTTGCAGAATCAATGAAAGTTTCATTGACCGCCATGTTGGTGTTGTAGGCGGTGCTATATGAATTATACGCTAAAATATTGATTAGAATGGAGAGATTAGACCCCTCAAAATCCATATCTGAGAAGTTGCTGTTCTCTCTCAGATAATTTTTGATTGAGGTTTTGATATCCTCAAAATTTAGATTGGTAAATTGAGTTAGAGCCATTATAGCCTAGTAGGTTCAAGTATGAATGATACTGACTGAGTAGGTCTAGTCAGTCCCACAATGTCGTAACTAATAGTCACCGCAAGTGCATTATCGTCAGGTCTGCTAACAACTTGAATGTCTGTTAGGTCAACCCTAGGTTCAAAGTTAGTTATGGTAGTCTCAATCTCTCCTCGGATAGGATCAATATAGTCATCATTTGCAAGTTCAAATAATGAACCAGTAATTCTTGTTCCTAGAAGTGTATTGAAAAATACTTCACCTAATTGTATACGAACCAAATTTTGAACGGAACGCTTGATAGCATCTTCGTTCTTCAGAGGGATTATGTCTTTAGTGACAGGATGTAGTTTCATGGATAACGAAATATCCCTGAAACCTTCCGAGGTTCTCTGAATAGGCACAGTGACCCTATTATCTCGTATATTTATCTATTTAGAGGCACAAAAAAGGAGGTCCCTTTAGACCTCCTCATGCCCCAAGTAACAAATTTCTACATCCGCTGGATGAGGGTGACCATTTTTGTAGTATTCGTCAGCAAAATTTTGGGAGTATTCCTCCATCTCTTCTTCACTTATACAAGAATGTACTTTATTACCACATACCCAGATATCGTAAAGATCCATATGTATTATGGCAACAATACATTATATATACAAATCAAAGAATTCGAGTCTTCTCATGTCCAACTCGACATTTGGGATCACACCAAATTTCAAAACCTGCTTTCTGTGCCTCAAGACAGAATGATACGTCTTCACCACACATATCTTGTACTTCACCAGATTCAAAAACTTGCATCTGTGGTGCAAACCAAGGATACTTGATCTTCTCATTCTCAAACACACCATGCTTGATCAATAACCAACCGAAACCGGTATAGTCTACAGTGAATGGTTTACGACGCTTTTGGATACCATCAACCATCTCATGGTTCATCACACCACCATTATTTTTGAAATCTTCCTCTTCTAACCAATGTGCAACAGATGTTGTTTGACCATCTTCAGTTACATACCATCCACCAGCAATATCTTTGTCCATCCAGAGGAGGCGATAGAACTGCTCTAAACCAAAAACAATATCACTATCAATCCACAATTGATAATCATACTTTAGATTACCTTGCCAAGGTTCTTGATCAGGACCTTGTAGTACATTTGCACCCAAACACTTACAACGGGCAAAGTTGACCATTGAAGAATAATCTTGGGAGATTTGCAAAGAACCTCCACGTTGCACAATCTCAAAAGCGAGTTGTACAAAATTCTTTAGATAGATATATGAAACTGTACGTCCAGGAAGACAAAAAACGAATGTTTTTCCTTTTACTAATTCGCGAGCAGCATCAATACTAAACTCTTCTGACTTTTGTTTTGCGTCTTCGCTTTCAGGTGGAGTCGTTACCACCCGGAATCCTTTAGCCATGAAATAAAATCAGTGTCAAATCAATTATACCACGTTATATAGGTTA